ACTCCAGTGGTTTCATCTACAATCCACATCGGGTTGGCAGTTAAGTGAATGTTATCCATAACCTGAGAGGATATTCTATCCATTGCAAGGTTTAAGGATTTTAATCTTTTCGGCTCAGGCTTTCCCCAAAACGAGTGAGGAGAACCAGTATTTTTAATCGTAACAAAAGGAAAAGGGTGCGGACAGTGATTTTCTTTGTTGAAGAATGGGTATTTTGTTTGTCCATCATATAACAATACTCCATTACTAACAATAACCTGACGAACTCCATTTGGATATTTCATCTTCTTGGTTTCTCTTCCGTCATCTTGAATTACATATTCTTTTGAAGGGTCTCTCATATAGCATTCAATAACCAAAGCACGGGGCTCTAGGTCTTCCATTGCTTTACCATGACCTTCATAATAATTTGTTTCTGTACCTTTGGTATCGGTCACCTGAATCTTATCGTCACCAAAATTAGTTGTTCCTATTTTAGTAGCTGAATATTTATCAAGGTCTCCCATTGGTTTAACAAATTCACCATTTTCAAATCTTTCTCTTATCTCATATATAGGCATAGCTGATGCCAAGCAGACCCACTCCGCATTCTCTAGTTTTGTAGCAGAAGGGTTTACATAAAAATTAAAAGGGTCAACAATATCACAATCAGGCATTTCATCTACATTGTTCCAACTTGTCTTCATAATTCCTGTTCCATATACAAGATAGTCCAATAAAAACTCAGGAATTAGGTTTTGCATATCTCTTATTTGCCACAACTCATCCATAAAGGATTGTAGCGTTTCAGCAACATTCATTCCTTTGTCGTCTCCTGTGACGGACATAATATCTATTTTAGGGGGTCGGGAAGTTAAAATAGGAATCATCGTATCAATAGCAGAGGCGATTAAATCCACTGTTATCTGATTTTTAAATTGTGGCATATTCATGCCTTCCCAGTGATTACCTTGATATAGCCCCTCTGCCTCTCTCCATAACTTCGTTACTTCAGAACGAGCCTTGCGAGCCATACCAAACATATTCTCAGTACGCTTTACAATTTCTCTTTGTTGGGGGGTTGGTTTATAATTATCAGATTTACTCATTGTTGTCCTATTGGATATTTGGTTGGTTCTGCATGAATTAATTCCTTACACCATCTATATTGCTGTCTAACGCTAATAACTTTTCTAATTCCTTCTGTAAATAAGGTTTAACTGAATCTTTTCTTGGACTACCTAAATACATAAGACCATATCTTAATGCGTCTGCACTATGGTCTTCCTGAGTTGTATCTAAATCTTCAACTTTCTTTTCAGAATGCACTAACATAGGCAATGTCCGAATTAGATTTTCGCAGTTTGAGAAAAATTTAATACGAGGTTCAGGTTTATCCGAGTCATTCCATTCTAAATATTCACGAACCACGTTCCAGCCGTTAATTCTGTCATTATTTGCTTTATTTACAGAAACTCCATCAAATAGCATAATATCTGCTATAGACATATGCGTTGGTAGAGCATTTGACCAATTGCTTGTATTTTGTGGGTTTCTTATCCACATAGCTGGGTCGCCAAGAGTGTTCTCATATTTTTCATCACCACTTAGCTCTTTTATTTTTTGGGTATGATAACTTAAAACTTTGTCCTTCTCATAATGCTCTCTATATACGTATGCACAGCCGTCGTAGTCAACAGCAATCCATAGACAACAGAAAGGAGCAGACATCCCATAATCAATAGCCCGATAACGATGCCAGTCGTTAGGTATTTTAAAAGGTTTAACAACGTGTTTTTCATATCTCCACTTATTAAAATATTGTCCTGAGAATACGTCCCAACTACCGTTTAACCAAGCCTCTCTTAATTCATCAGGCAATCCCTTGAGGGTATTTACATACTCAGGGTCGTTTTCCATGAGGGTAGGATTATCGTATACACGAGAAGGAATGAATATTCTAGTTCTGCCTGTAGCTGGGTCTGTGTATTCTTTATTTCTTGCTACATCTACCCATCTTTGCTTTACCCACATATGACCAGCTCCACCTGGATTTGTTGTGCAAAAAACCTGTGGTTCTAGTCCTTTTACCGTAGAACGGCAAGTAGATATTAATCGTAAATAGTTTTCCTCGCTAGGGATAATGGTCAGCTCTTCGATAAGTATTTTTTGATATTCGTGACCTAAATACTTGTAAGTTGCGTCACTATCTGCTAAGTGACCTGTTCTTATTTTTGCTCCACTAGGAAAATTAAATTCGGCAGGATTACCAGTAACTTTTACACCAAGAGACCTATAAAACATCTTAGCACGGTCAATCCAGTCACGAAGGTCATCATAGTTTCTACGAATGACCAATCCTCTGTATTTCTCGTTATTAAGATAAGTGGGGTCTATCATCCAAGCTAAACCAGCTTCTGTCTTTCCACCACCCCTGCTACCTCCTGTCAGAACTTCAAATGCT